AAGTAACAGAAGAAACAGAAATGGATCAAGATTTTTACGAACCAAAAAGAGCACACTTTTACAAATATCATGAAGAACAAATTTTAAAAGACATTGAGGAATATGTATCTCAAACATATCAAGGACATTATACAGGCACTCAACATGAGTATCGTAATGTTCAGACACTTGATTTGATGGCTTCTAAAGATCTAGCATCTGCATTTTGCCAAGCAAATATACTTAAGTATGGAAGTAGATATGGAAATAAAGATGGGAAGAATAAAAAGGACTTGATGAAAGTAATACATTATGCTATGCTATTATTACACTTCGATGATCATTATGGAAAACCATCTATGACATCTGGAAACATTGACCTCAACATGCCTTAATGATGAAATTATTCGAATCTATGAAATTAACAGACAGCACCCTAACAGTTCTTAAAAACTTTGCAGGAATTAACAATTCAATACTTGTGAAGAAAGGAAATAAACTTCGTACAATATCTGTTGCTAAAAATATTTTAGCAGAGGCAGACATACCAGAAGATTTTCCAAAAGATGTTGCAATATATGATCTTAATCAGTTCTTAAATGGATTAAGTTTGCATCAAGATCCTAATTTAGATTTTAGTGCAGATTCACATTTAACTATTCAAGAAGGTAAAAGAAGAGTAAAATATTTCTTTGCAGATCCACAAGTAATTGTTGCACCACCAGAAAAAGAAATATCACTTCCAAGTGAAGATGTTTGTTTTCAATTAGAGAGTGTAACTTTAGAGAAGTTACTTAAGGCAGCAGCAGTTTATCAACTTCCAGATTTAGCAGCAGTTGGAGAAAATGGTGTTGTAAAACTTGTTGTTCGTGATAAGAAGAATGATACATCAAATGAGTTTGCAGTAGTTGTAGGTGAAACAGATAAAGAATTTGCTTTCAATTTTAAAGTTGAAAATATTAAAATAATACCTGGTGCATATGATGTTGTAATTTCATCTAAACTTCTTGCCAAATTTACTAATTCAAGTTATAATCTTATTTACTACATAGCATTAGAACCAGACTCTACTTTTGAATGATGAAGTATCATTTGTATGATGAACAGGAAAGACATCAAGGAAGATTCGAATCTGTTGAACAATTAAGAAGATTTTTATGTGATAGAAAGTATTCTACTAATTGTGATAAAGATATAGGTTGTACATTTGATTATATTAAACACATTAAATGGTATTTTGAAATTGAGGAGTAAAGTATGAGTCGTAAAAGATTTGAAAAAGTTTCTTTAGTTACAGGTGGATTTGATCCTTTGCATAGTGGTCATATTTCTTATTTGAAAAATGCAAAGGATCTAGCACCACATCTTATAGTTGGAATTAATTCTGATGAGTGGTTAGAGAGAAAAAAGAAAAATAAATTTCAAAATTGGGCAGAGAGAGCAGATATAATTAGACATTTGAATATGGTTGATGCTGTAATTTCATGGGATGATAAAGATGATTCTGCTTGTGGTGCGATAAAAAAATGTTTAGAACTAGCAGACAAAGTTATATTCTGTAATGGTGGTGATAGGAATCATGAAAATACAATGGAAGTTATGGGTTATGGTGTTGATCATAGAGTTGAGTTTAAATATAGTATAGGTGGAGATAATAAAATGAATAGTAGTTCTTGGATACTCCAAGAATACTTTGATAGACAACGTAAACTACTGGGGATCTAATGGAACTATCAGATACAGTTAAATCATCTCTTAGGGATGCACAAGAAAATTTAAGAAATGCTCTTGCATACTCTGCAAGAACGGAAAAACCATTTGTTAGTAAACACATAGCAACTCTTATGGCAGATATTGATAATTTAATTGATGCCACCGATATGATAGATAAAATAGAAAATCGTAAAGAGGGAGATAGTGGTATGTTTGGACCATTTTTTCCATAATTATTCATGAACAACATCGGATTAGAAGTTGTCTTTTGGACAGCATTATCAATTTATCTTTTAGCAAAGTTGGGAGTGTTTAAAAAATGAAATTGACACAAGAAATTATTGATCAAATACAAGAAGCAATGCTTCATACAAATCTGAAAGGTGAAATAAACTGGAAGGATGGTGATGATATTGAAGTTCAAATTGCAGGAACTTTCGCAAAGGATAAATTTATTGTAATTAAGAACTCATCTAAAAATCCTTGGGAACCTGCACAACCTCATCCTAGATTCGATTACGAAAAGAAGGAGTTTAAAAAATGACATCAGAATTTGTTCAACGTCACATTGGTCCTACACAAAAGGAGCAATATAAAATGTTAAATGATTTGGGTGTTTCAACTATTGATGAACTTATTAGAGAGATAGTTCCAGACTCTATTCTTTTAAGAGGAGATAGTAAATTGCCAGAGGGTTGCAGTGAGCAACAGGCACTTACAGAATTAAAGGAGATTGTAAATTATAATGTTGTTAGAAGAACTTTGATTGGTCAAGGATATTATGGAACAATTACACCACCAGTAATACAGAGAAATGTATTTGAAAATCCTGCATGGTATACATCTTACACACCATATCAGGCAGAGATATCACAGGGTAGATTAGAAGCATTATTTAATTATCAAACACTGATTACCGAACTCACTGGATTGCCAGTAGCAAATGCATCATTATTAGATGAAGGAACTGCTGCTGCTGAAGCAATGATACTTGCATATAATCAAGGCAAGAAAAAGGATTTTATAGTTGACGATAAAATATTTCCACAAACATTAGAAGTATTACAAACAAGAGCAAGACCATTAGATATTAATATAATTAAAATTAATTTAGATGATGCAATACCAATATCTTTCTTTACAGATGCATTTGGATTATTAGTTCAACTTCCAAATAGTCATGGTAAGTTAAAATCTCCAGATGGATTGTTAAGATTAGCAGAAGTTTCTAAATGTATGAAGATTGTAATTGTTGATCCTATGTGTCAGGTTCTAATGCAACCTGTAGGTGAAATGGGTTTTGATGTTGCAGTTGGAAGTATGCAAAGATTTGGTGTACCTATGGGATTTGGTGGTCCTCACGCAGCATTTTTTGCAACAACAGATAAGTATAAAAGAAAAATACCTGGTAGGATAGTAGGACAGTCTGTAGACTCTCAAGGTAACAAAGCACTACGATTAGCACTACAAACCAGAGAGCAGCATATAAGAAGAGATAAGGCAACATCTAACATATGCACTGCTCAAGCATTACTTGCAAATATGGCAGGATTTTATGCTGCATATCATGGTGCAGATGGATTGAAAGAAATTGCAAGAAGAATATTTTTCTATCGTCAAATTCTTATTAAAGCATTAAAGAAAACTGGAACAGAAGTTGATGATTGTGATGGATTTGATACTTTAAAAATTAAAACAGATAAAGTTATTGATGAGTTTAATGTTAGATACGAAGACGGATATGTAATTTTATCAATTGATGAATTAACTACGATAGATGAACTACAAAAAATACTTAATACATTGTCTCAGTTTGATGTTGATGTAAATCAAGTAATAGATTCTATCGGTAATGTAAAATGGAAAAGTATACAGACTAGAACTAAATCTTGGTTACAGCAAGATGTATTCAATAAGTATCATAGTGAAACAAATATGATGAGATATATCTATGAATTAGTATCAAAAGATTTTTCATTAGTTAATGGTATGATGCCACTTGGTAGTTGCACTATGAAATTAAATTCAGCATCAGAACTGATGCCAGTATCATGGCCAGAGTTTGCAAATATGCATCCATTTGCACCAGAAAATCAAACTCTTGGTTATCAAAGAATTATGTTTGATTTAAAAGAATGGTTGTGTGATATTACTGGATTTGCTGATATTAATTTACAACCAAATGCTGGTTCTCAAGGAGAGTATGCTGGTCTATTAGCAATACAAGAATATCATAAGAGTCGTGATGATGTGAAAAGAAATATATGTTTAATTCCTACAAGTGCACACGGAACTAATCCTGCGTCAGCAGTTATGGCAGGTATGGAGATAGTTCCTGTAAATTGTGATGAAGATGGAAATATTGATTTAGAAGATTTGGAAAAGAAAGCAATCATGAATACGTTTGAACTCTCATGTATTATGATTACATACCCATCAACTCATGGTGTATTTGAACCAACTATCAAAGACATTTGTAGAATAGTTCATGAGAATGGTGGTCAGGTATATCTTGATGGTGCGAATATGAATGCACAAGTTGGTCTTGCAAAACCATGTAATTATGGTGCAGATGTATGCCATCTTAATTTACATAAGACATTCTGTATACCACACGGTGGTGGAGGTCCTGGTGTAGGACCAATTGGTGTTGCACAACATCTTGTTCCCTTTATGAATCAAAGAGTATCAGCAGCAGCACAGGGTAGTGCAAGTATATTACCAATCAGTTGGATGTATATTCGTATGATGGGTGGAGATGGATTAAGAAAAGCAAGTGAAGTATCTTTGTTATCAGCAAATTGGTTAGCATATAAAATAGATTCAGATTTTAAAGTATTGTATAAAGCAAAAAATGGTAGAGTTGCACATGAATGCATATTTGATTGTCGTAATATACCCGTATCAGCAGAAGATATTGCAAAGAGATTAATGGACTATGGTTTTCATGCTCCTACTTTATCTTGGCCAGTTACAAATACTATGATGGTAGAACCAACTGAAAGTGAATCTTTAGATGAGTTGCAGAGATTTGTAAATGCGATGGAAAAAATAAGAATAGAAATATTTACTGTTCCTGATATAGTTAAAAACTCTCCACACACTGAAGCAGAAATTTGTGGTCAATGGGAACATGCATACACAAGAGAAGAAGCATGTTTTCCAAATCAACCAAAGAAAAAATTCTGGCCTGCTGTGGGTAGAATTGATAATGTGTATGGAGATCGTAATTTAGTTTGTTCTTGTGCAGATTATTTTGAAAAAGATATTGTCAAAGAATAAAATGTGTGCTAGGATATGGAATATATGGAAGTATGCTCTTGGTTCATTCCAAGATGATACCACCAAAAAGTACGATGATATTGTCTGTATAATCAGATCCTTTATCTTCTTACAACTCGTGATTACCAATTGTTTTATCGTTGCAGGAAACATCCGACACTGGAACGATCATCACACACCTCCTTATTATGAACATATTCGTGACTGATCCTTGCCCACACAAGTCGGCACAGGTTCTACCAGATAAGCATATTGTTAAAATGCCTTTGGAGACATGTCAAATGTTATCTATTGTTGCATCAGAGAAGTGGGGTCATGGTTTTGGCACATTACCTAAACTTGATGG